AAATCATTGGACCAATACAAACTTAATTCCACGTTGGGAAACTCGCTATTTTTAGCAGCGAGAATATCCCCGGCTATACGGTTGCACACGGTCTGGGTTGGTAATGCCATCTCCGAGTAAGGGGAATCTACACTTCCGTAGTGGTCTGATGAATTCCCTGGCGCGCGGGAATATAGAAGTTTTTCTTTTGTCCCATTCCAGGATGCCCCACCTATCTCAAGGATGGATACATCCTTGGTCGGAACGCGCTCAATATCAACACGGCCCTCCACATCCGAGCTGGTAACTGTCCACAAAACAGGCAAAGCGGCTTTTTTTGTGTTGTCCAGCAGCGATTGATCCACGTAAACCGTGCCACACCCAAATCGATCAAACTGCAAACTTGCCAGCAGCTTTTCACCGGCGAGCCCGTTGATTTGCCGCCGTAGGCTGTCACTGTTAACCACCGCTTTCTGGATGCTGGTCGTTTCGTCTGTGAACGAAATGTCGGTGATCAAATCCAACGTGGATTGCCAGTGAATCAGCCGGTACAGCGCCTTATCAGTGGTCAAGCCGTTCATTTCATTCCAGTTGGCTGGATTGGCAGCGTCCACAATGCTCATTGCCGCGCCAACGATCTTATCCAACCAAAAAGCAGGCCCCTGGATCGTGAATGATGCTATGCCTGAAAACGGATCGACGCTCAAACTATCGCCATCTATCCACCCAACCAGCTGTTCATTTTCGGCGCCAGCATAAGGCCCATAAGATGTGGCGCGCGCGGTCCTCACATAGTCTTTTTTCCACAGCACACACAACGCCCGATCGTGAAGATCGCTCAAATTGACACCGCTGTAACCGCTGATTTCCGCCGACCAGCATCCACTGTCGATATCGCCAGAGATCCCGCCATTAAGCTCAAATACTGCGCTGTCTGGGTTAACTAAAATCTTCCGATACGCGGTTGTTTTTGCGCCATTGCTGTCGGTAATTTGGCAGCTCTGGTAATACTCCCCATCCGCATTGTAGGTAATGGCTGGAGTTGCGCCGGTCATGCCAGTTCTTGCGCTTGAACCAGGCGCGCTCCAGAGATAAGACGCGATTGTAGCGCCGGTCGGGCTGTAGATTGATGCGGTCGGGTGATGCGTCACCGTCGTTCCGGTTCTCTCCAAAACGAGCGCACCCGGACCTGTTTTGACCATCGGCCCAAAAGCATTCACCGCGTCAAACTCGATCGTGTCATCCATCCAAATCGCCTTGTCGGTGGCGAATGGTTCGCGCGCCCAAATCTGAAAATCATCCACAAATGTCAGATACTGATTATCTGCAAAGACCACGCCCGAGTTTTTCCCGATCGGTGCATAAATCTCTGTCAGCGCTTTGCGCACGCGCACGATCCCGATATCGTATGCACCCAGCGCAGATCCGATCCAACAGGTCATACCCGCTTTAACCGCCGTGAAATCGCCGCTGCCGCTATCATACGTAAGCTGATTGACCCCATCCAGAGACTCAAAGGTCTGGTTAATCCGAGCTGTGAAAACTGTGTTTGGATGGCTGATGGCCAGAAAATAGCGCTTCCATCGTCCAGATGCGCGTTGAGCCGTAAGTGTAGCGCCAGCTAATGGACTTGTCATGACGTTGTCACCGGGTTGCGAAATTCAAGTTCGAGTGTGATGCCGAGCCCGTTTTGATTTTCAGGCTCAGGAACCGGCCAGATCATTGTGGCCAGATAATTTCCTTCTGCTCCGTTTACAGTTGTGCGAATACAAACCGTTCCGCTCAAGCCAGTGATGTGATTCTTCAAATCGTTCCGCATCTCCGGGTCTTCCAGCAGCGCAAATATCCAACGAATGATCGACGATCCGCGTCCAACCCTGCCGCCATCCCCTGTTTCAGCAAAATCACTGTACTCGCTGTAATAAACGGTTGGCTCAGGGATTGGCGGATCAAATGCGCTCAACGCCACAAGCGACGCTACAGAACTTCCAATTGATGTCGCCATTATCGCGCTCCCATAACACTCATCGTCCATTTCTTCATGCGCTGTTCGCTTTCGGCCTGCATCCGCCGCGCGTCGTGAATGCTCAGACCCTGCGCCAGGTTGATAGTTTGATAGGCAGTTGCCTGCTGATTGGCCATCTGTTGCACCGGTCGCCTGGCAACATTCGCCATCGTTTCAGGTTTGATCGCATTATTCAAACCATTGGCATATCCCAATCCGCTCATCTGACCCATATACTCGAATACCTTCGATGGCGACCCAATCTTCAAAATACGCTTGAAGGTATCCATCACCGCCGTCGCCGCGCGTTTCGCCGCCTCGATCAACGCCCCAATCCCGCTGATAATCCCGTTCACGATGCCAGAAATGATGTTTCTGCCGATGGCGCCCCAATCAGTTTGAAACGCACTCACGATGCTATTCTTGATCTTATTGGCATAATCTGTCAGCTTTTTCCAGGCGTCCTCAAAATATCGTTTAACACTCTCCCACATTTGATTGAACAAAAACGGGATGATCACTGCCAGCATTTTGACAGTATCCGTGATCCCGCCAAAATTGTTCTTGAACGCGAAGTACAGCAATGCTATTGCGCCAATCACAAGCCCAACCGTCAGAATAATGGGCGCTGCCGCCACCACAAACGCCACTATGGCCGGAATAACCGTGCCCGTGATGGCTGCTCCAATTGCCGCGAAAGCCGGTCCAATTCCTGCCAGGATTGGCCCCAGCGTAGTTACTGCAGCAGTAATGCCTGTCCAGGCTGCCGGTAATGCCCCGAGAACGGTAATTACTTGGCCCACGACCGCCAGCACTGGCCCAAGCGCTGCCAGCATGATCGCAAATGCAATGATCATGTTTTGTACCGGCGCAGGTAGTGCGATAAATGCATCCACCATTTTTGTCATAAATTTGACTGCAGATATCAGCGTTGGGATAAAACGAAGACCAAGTGTTTCTTGAAGGTCGCCGATCTGATTCTTTAGAATGATCATCTGACCTTCAGTCGTAGCACCAGCCGCTTCAGCCAGGCCGCCGAATTCGACTTCCAATTCCTTCAGGATGATGCGCTGCGCACTGGCGGCGTCACCAACCGCCATAAATCCCTTGATTTGGGCTTCCTGCTGATCAGTCAGCGCCACACCCACCCGCCGCAAAGCCCCAACGCCCGCCACCGGGTCATTCAGCGCCTTTCCGAGCTGCATGGCCGCCTGATCCACGCTCCCGAACTTTTCGGCCATGTTCAGCATAGCGGTGGATGCTTCCGGAAAAACATCCTTCCCAATCTTCGTGAATGTCAGCAGCATCGATTGCCCGCCGATGATGGCCTCATCGTCGAACTTTGTCACCTTTTGCATGGCAGTGGCATAATCCGTGACCTGCTTGGCAGTCACGCCTGCCGCACCGCCGGTCGACTTGATCACCGCCTCCAATTCCGCCATGGCGCTCTCGCTATCTATCGCCGCCTTGACCGATGCCGCGCCAAACGCCACGATGGGCAGAGTCACGCCCACAGTCAGGGCTGCACCAGCGGATTTCATCGCCCCGCCAATTTTTGCGCTCGCGCTCTCCAACGTTTTCATTCCGGAAACAGCCTGGTTAACACCAGCCTGCACTCCGTTGGCGTCTATTGACACTTTTCCATACGCGCTGCCTAAAAGCATAATTTCACCATGTCCCATCCGGCTTGATTTTTATTTTCTGTACTTTTACCAATCCGCGCGGATCTCGAAACTCTTCTGTCTTGGGCTGGTTTGCTGATGATCCAACCGCCTTGCCGTCGATAATTTCTTTCTCTACCTGGCGTCCGACAATCAGCGTGGCCTGGTCAACCTGCCAGGCGCCCCAGGGCGTTTCCATCCCTAATATTTCGGATGGACGCGCTCCGTAAGCCTCGCCCATGCTGTGCAACACAAACAGGTTATCTCGGCTTGCTACGAAAGGATTTAACTTGCTCAACCTCCCGGTTGGCATGTTGGAAAATGGCCATGCGGTCCGCGCCCGAGATTTCATCCAGCCTGATGTGATCATCGTCAGCAAAATCAGCGATCGGTGGATCCACAACGCATATCTTCGTCATTTCCGTTACCAATATTCCAAACCCGTTGTCACCGCTGAATTTGGATAGATCAACCGCTCCATCGGTCTTTGCGGCATCCACAATCATAGACATCAGCGTTTGCGGCACGTTGCCGTTGATCACCAGATCCATAATGCTGGCGTCTCTGACCAAAACCACCAGCCCGCTGGGCAGAGGCAATTCATGGTTTCGGCTTGCGCGCCACGCGGCCAGGTTTTCGCGCCTGGCTCGCTGTGATTGCTCAACATTCTCGATCATGGCGTGGGCTCCACGTCACTCGGTAAGGCCGCTGCAGTTTCATACTCGACGATCTTCCAATCCAGGGCCAGCCCTTTGAAATTGGATTTCGTGAATTCGCCATCCGCCAGCGGAGCTTCCATTCCATCGGTAACTTTGGCATTGATGATCACATAATGCACATCATCAGCACCCACGCCCAATGCCTTGCCGTAGATGTTGAAATATGGGTTCCGCCCCGAGTTCGATGCCAGCACATTGGTTGCATCCGCTTCGCCGGGAGCGCTTTCAGCGGTTGGCACAACCGTGCCGCCGGTCATCAGCGCATATGCTTCCAGGCTGATGCCCAGGGCTTCCATTTCCCATTCCACGCCGTTGGGCGCTGCAGCCAACGCCACCAACGCATCACCGCCGCGTCCGCGCGCTGAAATAGCGCGCTCCTTGAATTTCAAGGTCAATCCAGCCGGTAACTCTCGCACAGTGGTTTCAGATCCCACCGTTCCGAGCGCTACCTTGATCTGCTTCATCCCAAAAGGCATATCACCGAAAGACATTTCTCACCTCCACTACGGAATGGTCGTGGCGGTTTCGTTCTGGGTAATTTCCCAGCTGAGCGCCTCGCCCTTAAAACTCGACTTCGTGAACTCGCCATCTGCCAGCGGGGCATCCATCCCGTCAGTCAGCTTGGCATTCACGATTTTGTAATGCACATCATCAACGCCCACACCCAGGGCTTTGCCGTAAATATCAAAATACGGATAGCGGTTGGTTCCGCTCGACTGCAGCGTGGCTGTTTGGTTTGGCGTGGTTCCCGACGTGGAAACGGTCAGACCGGTCATCAGCGCGTAAGCTGCCAGGCTGATGCCCAAAGATTGCATTTCCCATTCCAGGCCATCTTTAGCCGATGCGATTGCCACCAGGCGGTCACCACCCCGCCCTTCAGCGGATACAAATTTTTCCTTGAACTTCAGCGTCAGCGCCGCCGGTAATTCCACGACCGTTGCGCTGATTTTGATCTTGATCTGGTTCATGCCGAATGGCATATCTCCGAATGACATTTCACACCTCCAATTGATTACCGTTTGCGGATTACGTTGTATCGTTGAACAGCCAGCGAACAGGCCAGTGCCTCATCCGTTGTCCGTGCAATTTCATTGTTAAACTCAATCTCCCAGATGTTCAGCGTATGGTAAAGATTGAGAAGCACTAGCACCCGTGCCAGGGCAGTGTCGATCGATGCAAACCCGCTGCGTTGATAAAAGTAAATGCTCAAAGTGGTTTGCACCGCGCTGATTTTGTTGTGGACCGCATTTTCCTGCCCGGTCTTGACCAGGATGCACGGCTTTATTTCGCCGTTCGTGTCGAATGCTGATGCCGTCAGCTGCCTGGAGATCTCCACAGCATCATGCACGCCGCCGGTCATGGTCGCCATCAGCGTGGTATCTGCTGCCAATTTGGTTTTGATATCAGCGCTCAGGCTCATTTCTTCATCCTCGCTGAGATTTCCTCGAACTGATCGAATGCCCAAACTCCAAACGCCTTGGCCACCGGGCTATTCAACAGGCTGCTTCCAAAATCCGCACCCAGGCTGGCAGAATAGGTATCCATCTCTGGGAAACCTTCCCCGGTTCGAACCCAGTCGCTCAGCTTGTCGCCAAACGCATCCAGATCTTGCACAGCGCGTTTGTCGCAAAAACAATGCGGATGCAGCGGTAAAACGATCGTTCCTTTCGGGTACACGCCATCGCCATTTTCACCGCCGTTGACC